TTACTCTAACACTCCTATCATAAAATCGTATATTGTTTTTGCAATACCACTGGACAGCATGAACGGAACACCATTACCTATAGTCTTAAATTTATCCGTTAACGACATTTTCGGCGGCAAGGAAAAATTTTTCGGTAAAGATTGTAGTGCAAGTGCTTCTGCTACTGTTAAACGCCTTGCCTTATATGGGTGTAAATGCACTTCGTTATTTCCATAAGCAACAGTAGGAGAATAACGCCAACGATGCAAACGCTTGTATGATTTTTTTGAATCATCCCCCTCCGCAACAGACAACATTTTTGTTATTCCTGAGCGTGGTACAAAACATTCTTTTCCATTCGGGTGGTTCTCTACATCATTTTTTTCAAACCAATATTGTACTGTCAACTCTCTTGGTATATCCGTTGGGCACTCCATGATACTATTTTCATTAAACTCCGCAGTTGTAGGCCATTTTATTTGTTTTAAATCTTTCAGTGAATACTTAATATATTTTTTCCACGGAAAATCTACAAGTGGATTTTCCGTACAATTTGGAAATAACTTTTTATTAACACCAAACAAAAGTATTCTATCACGGTTTTGTGGTGCCCCGAATTCTATTGCATTGGTCAATCTGTCTGTCATATAATATCCAGATTCAGAAAGCATAGTTTTTAATTCTTCATAAAATTCACGATGTTTTGCAGTTTTCCATAAACCCTTTACATTTTCAAAAAGAAAAAAATCAGGTTGTTGTGATATGATTAACTGTACATATGATAATGACAGTTTACCATTATCACCATACCTACCACGTTGTTTTCCTGCAACAGAAAAATCAGGACATGGCGGACCGCCGATGAATCCAACAAGATTATCACCTTGTCTTGCATCGGTAATATAATGAAGCAATTCTTCACTGCGTTTTTCTAAATATTCATTTATGTCAATATTACTATATCCGTATTTAGGAACCTTAAGTCCCATTTGTTTTCTTGAATATTTATAGGCATTTATGAAAGATGAAGAAAACTCATTGACAAGTTCGATGGAATATCCGTTTAACTCAAAACCTAAATCGAGAAAGCCACTACCTGAAAAGAAAGAGAAAATATTTAATTTATTCATTTTTTTGTCCCTCGTTCTCTTTGTTTATTTCTACAATATCATCAATCCCACAATCAAGAAATGTGCATATTTTTGCAAGCGTTTCCATCGAAACAGGTTCATCTCTTCCCATTTTTGCAAGCATATTCGTTGTAAATCCAGCTTGCTTTCTCATTTCAGATTTTGTTATTTTTCGGTCTATTAGTATTTTCCATAGCTTATTATAGCTGTATTTCATAGAAATAGTCCTCCTCTATCAACTCTAAATACCCGATAATATTATATCACGACAATTATCAAAAGTCAATATTATATTGAATTTCTTAATATTAAGTCTAATTTTTATACGAAATAGAATAGAGGTTTTTTTAATCATTCGCATACCCTTCATTCTCTTTAGTCAACTTACCCGTCATACCAAAAAACAGCACCCAAGCCATAGCCTGAGTGCTGTCTGTGCAGCGTATATTAATCATACCGCTCGAAACATCTTCTGTGTTACCGCTTTCTTTCCGGAGGTTTTATCAAGCTCCTCCCTTGCATTCTCCAAGTCCTCCATACGCTTAAGTTCATCTGTTGCATCTTCAAGTCCGAGATGCGTATAGGTGTTGAGTGTAACTCCTATTTCGGAATGTCCCATAAGGTACTGCAGTGTTTTTGGATTCATTCCCGATTTCGCCATATTCGAGCAATATGTATGTCTGCAAATATGCGGTGTAATATTCGGTATCTGTATACGGTAAATATCGTTGTATCGCTGTACCATATGGTTAAAACGATGTTCCCAATGCATTGCCACAAGTGGATTGTTATCTTTATCATAAAACAAAAATCCGGCATATCCGTCAATCATTTTTTCTCTTTGCTGCGGTTCTCTGTCCTCAATAATAGCTTGAAAACACTTTGCCACTTCCTCGGTAATCGGAAGTTTTCTTGTTCCGGCATTGGTTTTCGTTGATTCAATTACATATTGCATATCTGAGGTTCTCTGAAGCTGATGGTCAATATTTACAATTCGGTTCTTTAAATCAATATCTTTGAGTGTCAAACCGCAGAATTCCGATATTCTCATTCCTGTATGGAATAGGATATAAACCACCTCATAATACTTACAATAGCAGTTATCATCATGCACGAATTTCAAAAACTGTCGCATTTGCTCTCTTGTTATTGCAGTTCGTGTATGTGAATCATTCACCACAACTCCGGCAAGCTGAAATTCAAATGGATTCTTATTTAAAATATCATCATCAACAGCCATCTGAAATGCAGGTCTTAGAACTCCGCGTACCGACTTGACTGTACTGTAACCTTTGCCGTCACTCTGCATTTTAATAAGGAAAAGTTTTGCATCCGATGTTTTAACGTCTGCTATTTTCGCCTCGCTAAATTCCTCTTTTTTCAAGATATTCTTTACAAAGTTATAGTTTGCAACTGTACTGTGTTTTGCTCCTGTTTTTGTGGATAGGTATCGCTCTACAAGTTCGTTCACTGTTATATTTCTTTTCATCGGATCTAACTGCGATTCCAAGTCGTATCCTATCTGCTTTTCAAGTTCCCTCAGTGAAAGACACGGTTTCTTTCCTGCAGGTAATTTGTCCGTAGGTTCAAGTTTCCAACTGTACACAAAATGCGGTTTGCCTGCTATATGATACTTAAACTGATATTTTCCGTCCGCTCTTATTGACTCTCCAGCCCTCAAAACTCTGTGTTTTGAATCTCGTCTTATTCTTCCTCTGATGCCCATTATCTGCGCCTCCTAAGCTCCGGGTGTTTTAAGATATACTTTTCAAATGCCGTTCGGATGATCAGCCTGCGGTTACCATAGAGAATGATAAAATCATTATCCGGCTTTTCTCTGATAAGAGCATAAAACTTTCTTCTGCTAAGTTTAAAATATTCAATTGTTTCTGACGGATTTAATAAATCCTTATTCTCTGCTGCCACTCTCTGCATAACTGTCCGTTCTCCTCTCCGCTTTTTTAAGTAAGTATTCCTCAAACTTCGGTCTGATAATAACATATCTGTTCCCTGCATAAAAGCTGAAATCACCATCGTTATTCTCAGCCAACCGTCTCATTCTTTTAATACCAATCCCGAAATACTCTGCCGCCTCTCTTATTAAAAGCGTGTACTTTTCGCTCGGTTTTAGCCCGCCTACCATAATAAAAATCCTCCTGTCATTGATTCTAAGCCAAATTCAGCTTACACTATATATCACTCTAAAAGCTCATAAAGTCAACTACTTACGGCAAATAAAATCAATTTATATCGTAGAAATTCGGCAGAGATGTTCCTCAAATTTAGGACATATTATTAAATATCTGTTGCCACTGTAAATAGAGAATACTCCGAGATTATCTTCCGCCAGTCTGCGGATTTTTTTGACTCCGATATTGAAATATATACTTGCTTCTCTTATGGTAAGCATATATTTTTCTCCGAGTGTTATAGGTACATCTTTCTCTTCATTCATTGCAATCACCTCTGTTATTTATATATTGTGGTTCTCAAATAATAAAAATAATGCCCGTTAAGAAAATCAATCTCTAACGGGCATAAACTCAACTATTCACTTTTACCATCCCATCTGTTTTCATATACTCCTGCTCTGTCATTTATAACAAAGACTCTCAGAAGTTCATCGGTCAAGCTCAGACAGCCGTTTTCGTCACCTTTAAGAAATCCCTTGTCCATCATCTTTCGAATGGTCGGTCTTGCCCAAGAGGGCATATTTTTATCCACATAGTTGTAAATCATCTTACCTTTCAGTTCATCAACGGCAGCCTTAAGTTCTGCTATTTTCGCTTTCAGTTCCTCATATTCCTTGCTCATAAGTTCATCCTCCTCCACTAAGCTATACTCCGGTCTGCAAAATTTCGTACCCGGCAGGTTACTGTTATGATAACCTTTACTGCATACACCACCGCCGTTGGCGATTATCGCAGAGCCACCAGAGGTGTTGCCCTCAATCGTAGTGAAATAATCACCGTTCACGTTTGTTACAATTCCCGTATGTGTGAATGTTCCGTTATTCTTGAAAATAACAATGTCGCCCCTTTGGGGATTTGCGTACAATTTAAAAAGACCCGACATTGTCGGGCAGTACACATATGGATAATGTTTAAGCAGTTGTGCCACTTTATCTTTACCGAATGCCTGTACGAAACACCACGTTACAAAGCAGGCGCACCACGGCTGACCTTGATATTCCGGCTTTATCTCCGCCCAATACTTAGTATAATTATTACTTCCGGCATTGGCATTTTTTTCGTATAAATTACTGTTACTTGCCTTTTCAAGATAGCCGACCTCATTCTCGGCTATTTCTATAACCTTATCTGCTGCGCTCATATTTTGCTCTCCTTATCGTTATTCGGCTTATCATATGTAAGCGCCCTCTTACTGTCCGTAAATCCGCTTGTTGTCGGGTCTGTAATTGCATTGTATACACTTACAAGAACCAGTCCCAAAATATACGGACTTGATATTGCCTGCAAAAGCACATCACCAAGCCTTGTCCAAGAACTTAAATCCTCTGCTGTAAGACCGAGATATGCAAGTATAGGCATAATCACCGACATTGCCAGCTGCGCCCAGAACATCGGATTCTTTAATCTTACTTTCCAGTTAATCATTTTGCTTCTCTCCCTTCAGTTCATCAATTTGGTGCTGCTGAGATTTAAGTGTATTTTCAGCAATCGCCATACGCTCAACAACACTGTTATGCTTCTCCACTTTCCGCTCAAGCTGCTCAATTCTGTACAGAGTTTTGTTGTTTGAAACAATACCTGCGATAATCGAACCGCCGAGCGTTCCTATCAGCGACAGTACCGCTACAATAATTGTGCTTTCCATTGGCTTTCCTCCCTCGTATAATATCTTCGTATAATATCTTTATAGATATATTTTTATATTCAAAATATCAATCGGTTTGGTAAACCTATGATATAATTGACTTGGTGTCAATCAGGTAATAGTTCTTTGTCCCCCTGTTGAACCATTGCGGTTGCTTCATAATAAGTCTGTTCCCCTGATATGGAAGTTAACTTCAAACCGGCTGGCTGTTTTCTTAAGCTTCGGGACAACTATTTAGCAGTGTAGTTTCGCATCTGTCCTTCTTAAGTTAGATTCTTATATGCGAGGGTGTTGATGCTCCATAATCATGGGTTTTACCAAACCGATTGAACGCTTAAAATTTTAACGAAAGAAGGTGATTTTTATGAACCCACTTTACGTCGGTATTGATGTAAGCAGCAAATCCAATGTCGTTTATTTCATGCTCCCTGACGGAAGTAAACATAGTAACTTTTCTGTTGCCAACTCACATACCGGTTCTTCACAGTTGGTAAAAAGAATTCTTTCTGCTATGACATCTTGCTCCTTAGATACTGTTTTAATAGGTCTTGAAGCAACCTCTGTGTATGGTGATAACCTTGTTTATTTTCTAAGGGAAGATGCTGCATTAGCTCGTTTTAATTCAAAGATTCATGTCCTCAATCCTAAGCAAATCAGTAAATTCAAAGAGGCTTACAATGACTTGCCTAAGAATGATCTCATTGACTCTTTTGTTATTGCTGATTGCCTGCGTTTCGGTAGAATCAACAAAGAGGTATACATCGGTGACTATCGTTACAAAGCACTTCAGAACCTTACACGAGCACGTTATTTCGCTGTTTCCAACCTCATCAAAAAAAAGCAACGTTTTATGAACATACTCTTTAAGAAGTATTCTACTATGACGCAGGAGAAGGTATTTAGCGATACCTTCAGCACTACCGCTCTTGCAGTCTACGATGAGTTTGAATCCGCAGAAGCATTGTCAGATATGGACTTACATGAGCTTACTGCTTTTATTATGGAAAAGGGAAAAAACCGTTTTCCAAATCCCGATGCAGTAGCCAAAGCCATTCAGAAAGCAGCCCGAAGTTCTTACCGTTTACCAAAGACGGTAAATGATTCTGTTAATCAGGTGCTTTCTATATCCATAACCTCCATAAAGGCATTGGAAGCTCAAATTAAGGAGTTTGATAAAGCTATCGCTGCTCAAATGGAACTCCTCCCCAATGTATTGATATCTATTCCGGGTATCGGACCGGTTTTTTCTGCCGGAATCATGGCAGAAATCGGAGATATCAACCGTTTCCACAATCAAGCTCAGCTTGCAAAATACGCAGGTCTTGCATGGAAACAACATCAATCCGGAGATTTCGAAGCTCAAACAACAAGGCTTATTAACTCCGGTAATCGATTTTTAAAGTATTATCTGTGTGAAGCTGCATTTTCTCTTGTAAGATGCGACAAGGAATACAGCGACTTCTATCATCTCAAATACAAAGAGGTAAACAGATATCAGCACAAACGTGCACTCGCATTAACTGCTCGTAAATTTGTGCGGTTAGTCTTTCGACTGCTGAAAGACAATCGTTTATATACCTCGGCAGAATAGCAAAGCTTTTCTGCTGAAATCAGTCCGCTCTGCTCATTTTCAAAAATTTGATCGACAGGGCTTAGGCAGGTGTTTTGCGTCTTTCGGAATTTGGTGAAAAATATTTGCTTTTTTACTTATTTTCCTCTTGACATTTCACCGCTGGACTCGTATGCAACATTATACGGCGGGTCTGTTACAACAAGATTTGCTTTTTTGCCGTTCATCAAGTTTTCATATGTTTCCGCTTTTGTACTGTCACCGCATATTAATCTGTGTTTTCCCAAAAGCCATATATCACCTTGTTCAGACACCGGATTCTCCGGAGGTGTCAAATCTGCATCATCTTCTTTAACTTCACCCTCTTGTGATTTGGAGAGAAGTTCATTAAGTGCTTCTTCCGTAAATGCAGACATCTCAAGTTCAATGTCACCACTGTCCTTTATATCTTGTAAAATATCAGCAGACATTTTCATATCAAGTTCTGAAAACTCCTGTATTTTATTATCTGCCATAAGGTCAGCATATTCCGAAGCTTCACTTTCATAATCCTGAAAATCAACGGGAACTTGCTTTGCTCCGATTTCTTTTGCGGCAAGAAGTCTTCCGTGACCTTTTACCACAAATCCGGAACGATTTGACACTACAATCGGATGTCGCCAGCCTTGGCGTTTTATGATTTTAGCCAATGCGGTTATCTGTTCCTTCGGGTGCTTGTTCGGATTTCTCGGATTGCCCACCAAGCTGTCCGTATCGACAATTTTATCGTGAGCACAATACACTGCAACTCCGTCTGCTGTTGCTTTCGGTTCTATATGTTCAATCATACTTTTCCTCCGTTATGTAGATTCCAATATTGTTTTCTGCATTTGTCCGAGCAAAAAACTTTTCTTTTTTTGCCTGCGATATGCTTAAGTCTTTTTCCGCAGTTCCGGCAGATAAGTCCAAGCTGTACAGATACATCGTTGTTCATTGCCACCACTGGTCCTACGCCTACAAGTCCGTTCCGTTTACAATATGATTTCACTGTACTCAGCGGCAGAATAAGTGTACTTGCAATATGCTTATATCCGTTACCGTCAAGCCGCATTCTGCGAATTTTAATTTTCTGTTCTTCGGTCATAAACTGTTCTCCTCTATCAGTAAAATTCAATAAACAACAGCCGAATAATTGAAATCTTCATAATGTTGTGATATAATATTTATGAGTCATCTATTAAGCTCCTCTATGACTCACCAGACCAAGTGTGGTTCAGAGCAAACGAAAAGAATCGCGTTTTAGGAGGAGGAATGCTTATGAAGATTTTACTGTTTTTATATTATTTTATTGTCAGTGTTCAATTTACTTTTGTAATACCAAATAGCTTCATTGAATTTTCGTTTGCAGCCCTGATAATAATCGGTTCACATTTTTGTGAACCTTTTTTTTATTAA